CTGATATTCCCAATCGCTCATCGCTTAGCCCTTCGCTTGGTCGTGCGCGCTTTGCGGCGTGGTCTCAAATGCTCTTCGATCAGCGTCAGAAAGCGCCTGCATCTGGCTGTATCGTTCATGGTTGCGATCGACGCACCCAAGCACCTTTTTTGTGTTTCCTCGGTCTGCAGAAGCGAGCCCTCGATTTGAACTAGGAGTTTCCTCTGTCCTTCCAGTCGATCTCTTATCTCGTCGAGCACAGAGGTAACCCTAGCTAACTCGCGCACTCGCTCGCGCAAAGTCTGTTCATCGGCCTCTCTCATTTGCGCTTCAGTCATGATCTGGAACACGCTCCACCACCTTGCCAGACATTTTGCGCCGCTTGGTCTTGTCGAAACCGCGCGAGAGAATTTTGCGCTGGCGTTTTTTGAAGATGCGGTTCCAGCCTTCGGAATACCTTTCACTCCTGGGGTCGCGGGCGATGTGCTCCATCGCTGTTTTGACGCCCTCGCGCAGACCCGCGCTCATCGCGTCTGCCATCGAGATCATTGCCTGATTACCGGCACCAAGCGGCGCGTCTTCGCAGGCACGACGGATGCGGCGGCTTTTCGCGATGATCGCGGCGTCGCGCTTGGTCTTCTCGCGATGCGCTTTGATCGGCATCGGCGTTAGGTTCCAGTAAACATCCCGATCTGGATGATTCGTCTCGTGCAGGATATTGTGGTCAAACTGAAACAACGACAGAAACTGATGCTCGGTCATTTTCTTGGCGTCGTCGTACCATCGACGGGGATAAAGGCCGAAGCGCTCGCGTACCAGCATTCCGTCTAGCAGCGCCGCCGCGCATTTGGTCTTCCAGCTGATGTACTTACGATTCTTGGTCTTGCGTCGGCCCATTGCAGATGCTATACAAAGCGGTATGAACAAAGTCAACCCAGTCACGACCGTCCCGGTCTCTTTTCGACTCGACGCGGAGCTGATGGCGCGTCTGCGCGTGTTCTGTGGCGCGGAAAAGTGGCCTCCCCCACCGTCACAAACGGAGATTGTCGAGCGAGGAATCAGAATGGTGCTGGAGAATCTTGAACCGTCCAAGCGGCACAAGCGGGGAAAGGTTCGTGCTGAGGCTTGACCTCCCACCTGCGCCACCGCTCAACAATGCCTACGCGAACAATCGCAGGACAGGCGGACGCTACAAGACTGCGCGCTACAAGCGATGGATCAAAGACGCCGACGCCTATTACATGCTGCAGGCGTGCCATCTGGCTCCGAAGATTACCGTACCGTACCAATGCAGGATGACGTTTCCGATCGGGCATGGCGGCGACATTGATGGTCGCGCCAAGCTCATCCTCGACTGGCTGGTCAAGCGCGAATTGGTCATCGATGACCGGCATTGCTTGCGGCTCCATCTGGAAATCAATCCCATGAAGAAATCGGGTGACGTACACGTCGAGGTGGAACCTTATGCTCGACCATTCGTGTCAGACCGGCCGCTCGCCGCTTAAAGAACATCCCGGCGACCTCTACGACACGCCACCTGAGGCGGTGCACGCGCTGCTCAAGGTCGAGAAACTTCCTCACGTAATCTGGGAACCTGCCTGTGGGACCGGAAACATCGTTAGGGTGCTGCGCAATGCCGGTCACGTGGTGATTGCCAGCGATCTTAACCAGCGCGGTTGCTACGAATCGTTCTCTGGGGTCGACTTTCTAATGCCCCTCGTGATCCCGCGTATCGAGGCAGGCGCGATCATCACCAACCCGCCGTTCTCTCTCGCTGAAGAGTTCGTCGCGGAGGCGCGCTCGCGCGTTCCACTCGTCGTCATGCTGATGCGGCTGGCGTTTTACGAAAGCGAGAAGCGCACGAACATCCTCGAAGATGCTGGGCTCGCCCGCATCCATGTCTTCGCCAACCGCTTGCCAATGATGCACCGCGCCGGATGGAAGGGGCGCAAGGCAAGCTCAAGCATTCCGTTTGCGTGGTACGTATGGTCTGCGGACCATCGCGGACCAACCACGATAGATCGTATTCGATGGGAACCACGGGATGTCCCTCATCACGATTCGATTAGCCAAACGTGAAGTGGCAATGGCGGCCGACTGCGGCGTCACGCGAAATATCCTGGCATGGGATAAACCAGATGCATTTGGTTTTGATGATGAGCACGGTTGGAACGCACATATCGAAGGAGCTTGCGGTGAAGTAGCAGCTGCCAAAGCACTCGGTCGCTTCTGGTCCCCAAGTGTGAATACATTCGATGCGGCAGATATTGGATTGAGGCTTCAGGTGCGGACACGCTCACGTCATGAGTACGAGCTTTACGTAAGACCGCGCGACGTTGAAAATCATCCTGATCATGCAATGATTCTTGTAACTGGCAAAGCGCCTCTGTTCGTTGTCCGTGGCTATATCATTGCGAAGGATGCTTGCCGTGATGATTGGCTAAAGGAATACGGCAGTCGCCCGCCTGCTTGGTTTGTGCCTCAGCAGCAGCTGTTGGATATCGATGATCTCAAATATCGAGAGCCTCGCAAGCGAATGGTGTGATGAAGTATCAAGCCCAGAAACCTGTACAGCTAGTTACGAGGCCAACATGCCTCAACTGCGGACAGCTGCTCGATGGAGCTTGCGCGGTTCACGAAGGCGAGCCGCGTGAGCATCGGCCAACGGCTGGCGACCTGACGATCTGCATCTGCTGTGGGCACATCATGGCTTACGCCGATGAGGGCTCGTTTCGAGAGTTGACCGACCAGGAAGTGCGCGAGGTAGCTGGCGATGAGCGCCTTCTCCTGATCCAAAGAGCACGCAAACGGGTGGAAGATGAACAAAGAGCTAAGACCGTATCAGGAGGAATGCCTCCAGGCGATCAGGCAAACCGTGGCGCAGCGGGTCTATCGTCTGGTCGTGCAGGCGCCGACGGGCAGCGGCAAGACGCTGGTAGCCGCGACGATCGTGGAGGGAGCCCGTTCAAAAGGTAACCGTCTCACGTTCGTCGTGCCTGCGATCCAGCTGATCGATCAAGCGGTGGAGATGTTCTACAGCGAGGGCATCCGCGACATCGGCGTGATCCAGGCGGATCATGCTCTTACCGACTGGTCGAGGCCCGTCCAGGTCGCAAGCATCCAAACGATACGCTCGCGCGGCAAGTATCCTGAGAGCCAAGTGGTGGTAATCGATGAATGCCATCAGCTGCACGCGGCGCACATCAAATGGATGGGACGGTTTGGTGATCCGAAGAAAGGCGAACCGCTCGGTCTCAGAGACGTCGCTCCAGGTTTTGAGACAGTGCCGTTTATCGGACTGAGCGCAACGCCCTGGACATCAGGCTTGGGTAGATATTTCGAGACGCTGTTGGTGATGTCCACCACGCAAGAGCTAATCGATCTCGGTTACCTCTCTCGTTTCAAGGTCTTCGCTGCCGATCATCCCAACTTGAGCGGCGTGAAAGAAGTGGCTGGCGATTATCATGAGGGACAGTTGAGTGCCGTCATGCGTGAGAACGCCCTCGTCGCCAACATCATAGAAACATGGCGGACAAGATGGAACCAAGACAAAACGCTGGTGTTTGGAGTCGACTGCGCCCATGCTCAGGCGTTGCAGGCCCGCTTCCTGGATGCGGGTATTAATACCGCGTACCAGGACGCCAACACATCCGCAGCAGATCGCGCCGCTATCAAGCGTGGGTTTCACAATGGATCATACCGTGTGGTTTGCAACATCGGGACGCTTACGACCGGAGTTGATTGGGATGTTCGATGCCTCGTCCTTGCGCGGCCAACGAAGTCAGAGATGCTCTTTGTGCAAATCGTTGGTCGCTGTCTTCGCACGGCTGAGGGAAAAGATCACGCGCTCATCCTCGATCACACCGACACGACGGCACGGCTCGGCTTTGTCACCGATATTCATCACGAACACCTCAGCATGGGCAAGCTCGATCAGAACAAGGCTGTCAAGCGCAGCCCTCCGCTGCCGAAGCCTTGTCCGCAGTGCACGGTGCTGCTCGCCGTTGGCGTGAAGATATGCCCCGAGTGTGGATTCGAGCGCAAGATCGTATCTCATATCTATGAGCGCGAGGGGCAGCTGGTCGAGTTCGACGGGACCTTCCGCAAGAAGGGCCAGACCAACGCCAGAGAACTACCCTACAGCTACGAAGAGAAAGCTAGGTTCTACGCGCAGCTGCGCGGCTATGGCTTGCTGAAAGGCTACAAAGACGGCTGGGCTTTCATCAAATACGTAGAGAAGTTCAACGAGAAACCGCCATGGGCCTGGAGACGGCATCAGCCGATGCAGGCTGGCCCCGAGGTGATGCAGTACATTCGTTCCGGTTTTATCTCGTGGGCGCGGAGCAAATCCAATCCCAACAATCGTCCAACATAGAGAGTGCGTAACATGGTCGCCACCGATGACCAGCTTATGCGCGCGTTCTACACAGCGGCGCTTTATCTGATCGACAAAGTCGAGCGCGAGGGCTGGTACTGGCGCTCGAACTATCTACGCGAGCATGTCGGCTGTACGACCGGGCTGCGCTTCGCTAATGAGCGCTCGCCCTCCGTTCTGCGGCTTCTGGCGAAGAGATACCCTGACCTGAAGCCATGGATAAAGCTCAAGTCGCTCTCGCGGCCGGATCGCGACGGTCCTTTGTTCTCTCCCGCAATCAAGCAGATGTTGCGCGAGGCGAACCGCGCTGCGCGTCGTGGTGTGGCAGACGACGATGCTTATTAAGCAGGTTCCAGTTCTTTTTCTTTTGGCCGCTTGCTAAGCGTGTAACCGCGATAGAGATCGGGCCGCAGTTCATGCGGCGGCACGCCAGTGGCTTTCCAAATAGCATCTAACCACTGTGCCGGAACGTCATCATCTGCCCAGTACTGGATCGACTGGTAGGCGATACCAAGCTTGCGCGCGAGTGCGCGCATGCCACCGGCCTTTCGGATTGCAATCTTGAGCCCAATGTTCATGGATAAAAAATCTAGCATCTTTCTTATAACGCTGGCAACCTTTACCTGTCGCCAAATGAATGGACAGAGGGTACTTGTCACCAAGAAAAAGATATGATCCTATGCTCGACAGGCAGCATCTGCTGCCTGCGCTAACCAGGGAGGACCCGCATGAAGCGGAAAGACTTGATACCCCACCAGCCAGCCATGCCCGCGCACGTAGATTACGAGCAGGGCGTGCTCAGCGGGACGGATGCGGTGACGCCGATCATCATGTCGCTGTACAACAGCGACCCCAATGAGTGGGGTCCGCTGCTCGGCAGTCAGGATGGGGCGTCCTCGCCCAACGGCGCCGTCTGGGCCGACAAGACCATCGTTGCCCAAATGGTGAAGGCCTACAACGCCAAGAACGGCAAGCTCTCCATCATCGGCGACGCGACCATCGCTGTGGTCGCTCGCTGGATCAGCTGGGGGTCCCGCCGTCTGGGCATCGGTCGCTCGCAGCTGCTGGAGAAGGCTCGTCACGCCTACTTGGCAGCACAGGGCGCTCAGCCGGACGCAACCCCGGCTGAGTAGCGTACCGTAATCTCTGTCAAACAAGGGCCGGGGATTCACCATCCCTGGCCTTTGTCTCAATGGGAGGATCAGATGGATGCACAGACGACAGTAACGGTGCGTTGTACGGCATGCGGCAAGCTCGGCGAGGTCAAGCCAAGCTGCGGCTGTGGTGCCGCCTTCGAGTACATCTCGCCCGGTGAGTTGGCGGCGAAGGCGGTGAAGGACAATCCAGGAATGTCGGATCGAGACATTGCCGACAAGCTCGGCATCGGTAATGCCACTGTCAGCCGTGCTCGCCGTGCGACTGTGTCAAATGACACAGTTGAGAAGCGCACTGGCAAGGACGGCAAGAAGCGCCGGATGCCAAGACGCGGCCGACGCTCAGTTGACCCAGCCAGACAACAGCAGGCTGCTGAGATGTTTCTGGACGAGGGACTGACGCGGGAGAAAGTCGTTGAGCAGACCGGACTGGGTGAGTTTGCCATTCGTCAGGCCGTCGAGCGTGAGCTTGGGCGCCGCGAGGCGATTGCCGATCCAATCATCGACTCCAAGACGCTGCCCAAGACCGCCCAGGAGAAGCTCGCGGTCGCATTGCGCCAACAGCAGCGAGCGCAGCGAGCCGAGTTCGAGAAGCGAGTCGCGGCCGAGTACACTGCGCGCGTCAAAGAAGGATTTCCCGAATTAGAGAAGATGGAGCGCGAAGCGCGTGAGACGAAGCGCGCTTATGAGCAGTGGCTCCGGGAGAGCAAGAAGCTCGGTACGCTGAGCGACTGGAAGCTACTGGTGAAGTGCCTGCATCCCGACAGGCTTGATCCCGATAATCTCGAAGAGAGGGTTTCAAAAGAAGAACTTCGTCGTGCGTTCGATTGGGTGATGTCACGCAAGTTCGTGATTACCGGGGAGAAGTGACATGCAAGTAATCGGTGGTGCGAAATGGCTGCAAGACTTGATTGTTCGTCGAAAGCTCGATCTACTATTTTACGAAAAAAAGATTCCGCAGATTATCGCAGAAATCAAGGAACTAGAGAGGCTGCGCGAAGAGGTTATTGCTGCTGAGTTAAAAGAAGGCCCCAGGAGTGATCCTGGGGCCGAGTGTGTCACCGAGTTGGGTATCGACCAGATGAGGCTAGCGTGATTCGTGGATGGCGTCGAGCGCGGCCTTGCCGGTGAGCGGCATCTTGCGGGTCTTACCACGCAGGTCCGCCTCACGCTTCTCCTTCTCGATAGCGCGGCGCTCGGCCTTCTTCTCTTTGGTCTTCGGGTCTGGGAGTGTCTGAAGTTGGCGGTTGCGTTTCATCCACTCCGGGATGTCGAGACCATCATCCGGCTTAGCAGCAAGTGGTTCGTTGCCGGTGTCCTTCTTGACCGGGGCGACCACGTCTTTCGGTGC